AAGGACACACACGGTGTCCACAATGGAAGACAAGATCAGGGCTGTCAAGATGATCCACGATGCCATACAGAAAGGTGTGGCGATCAGTGACTCCGCTGTGTATAAGCAGACCAATGTCACCAGAGCCGTAGCCAGGCTGATAGAAGGCAGCTTCATCACAGTCAATGGCAAGACAGGCCAGATGATCTGGAACACCAGCAACACGCCCGCAGAGATCGTGAAGCTATGCTGGCAGAAACATGGTGCAGCTGAGAACGGTACTACGCACCTGGACATACATGAGGGGCTCACCAAGCGGATCGATGATGCCCTGCTCATGATCGAGCAGCACAAGATCGGGAACAAGGCATCCTTCATCGCGGACTATCTCATCCGCACAAACCCGAAGCCGTGAGTGACACCATCATACAGATCAGCATTAGGTATGAGGGTACTGAGTTCCGTTACAACAAGTATAAGGATACTGATTTCCGGTACAACCAGGCTGAGCATGTTGTTCAGATCCGCCCAAGGATTGGTCCTGACCTCATCATACCGGTAGCGGTACTGAAGACCGTCATACAGGAAGTTGAGAGAATCAATAAACTCCCTACACATGGTAAATGAAACACAAGCCGCCATTCAGTCTGCAGCATTGCAGGCGTGGATGAGGGTAGGCCAGAAGGGTTCCATCTCCGGGGCAACCGGTATGGGCAAGAGTAAGATCGCCATTGACGCCATCATCAGTACCCTCCAGGAGCGGGAGGATGGTATCGTGTATCTTATCGTGCCCACTGAGCAGCTTCGTGACGAGAACTGGCCTGCAGAAATCAAGCGCTGGGATACAGGGAATGTTACCGCAGAAAGGCTGCGTATCATCTGTTACGCTTCTGCCCACAAGATCTGGGGAGAGGATGTACAGCTTGTCGTGTTCGACGAGATCCATCACCTCACAGAACTCTCGTACGGTTTCATGATCAACAATCGTGTGCACCGTACGCTGGGTCTAAGTGCCACCATCCCTACAGCGAAGGCAGACATCGATAAACACCTCATCATCAGTGCCGTGGCGCCACTGTGTTTCGTCTACACCCTCGAGCAGGGTGTGGCCGATGGTGTAGTGTCGGATTTCGATGTCCTCATCATCATGGAACCCATGGACAACATCAATAAGGTCATCAAGGGTGGCACCAAGGCCAAGCCCTTCCTGACCACTGAGGCTGCCCAGTACAGGTACCTTGATGAAACGGTGAAGCGTACCCTCATGATGCCCGATAGTGGCCGTAAGGCTGACGCCATCAAGTTCGCTACGCTGCGCAGGAGCAGGTTCATCTACAACCTGCCCAGCAAGACCAGGCTGGCCCGTGACCTCATCCAGATTTTGCCACCGGAACTGCGCATGTTGTTCTTCTGTGGAAGCATCGACCAGAGCAGGGAACTGTTCGGTGAAGATGTGTATAACAGCAAGGACAAGAAGCTGGATATGCTGGCCAAATTCAAGGAGGATATGGCCATCAAAAAGCTCGGTGTGGTGAACGCTGTGGATGAGGGTCATAACATCCCGGAAGTGGACTGGGCGGTAGTCGTCCAAGCCTCATCCGTGGGTAGAAGAATGGTGCAGCGAATTGGTCGTGTTGTTAGGTACCGTGAAGGCCACAAAGCACTGGTGATCGCACTTTGCGCGCAAGGCACGCAGGACGAAAGCTGGATCAAAAAGAGCTTTGAGGGTATCGGTGAACACCGCATCACAAGGGTGCCTTCACGTGAAATATACAAGCCCGGATTCTTTGAAAAATGGGCGTGATTTCGTAACTTGAATACCCTTCCAAACTTTCATGAGTACACTACAAGAAGCCGTGCAATTCCTGCTGGATGGTGGGTTCATGACCATCCTCAAAGGCAAGTACATTGTCACAAATAAATTCTACAAGGAGATGACCGGGATCAACCAGGGTCTCACGATGCTGGTGGGAAATATTCCCGCCGTCGTGGAGCCCACGGTACCCAAGAAGGTCCTGTGGTCAGAACTCTATACGCAGTTCATACTGGAGTCCAAAGTTCCTGCCCGCGGAATGAGTGGGAGGGGAGAAGCCTATACAATGAACCTGTATAGTGACGACGGTATGAAAGCGTTCAAGAAGGCCATAGAGAGTGAGGGGATACAGTACCCCCTGCTGGTGGAGGCCACGCAGCTCTACTATACCAGTTCCATCGGCATGAAGGTGGCCATCGGCCGCTTCATCGGGGAAGGTATGTGGAGAACGTACTACCAGGAACTGCTGGAGATGAAACAATCTGGTCAACCCATTAAACCCAACAAGGATGAGCCTTACAGCAGATATCGCGCAGGGTGAAGACCTGGAGATTTCGCCGGAGTTACGCGCGATCGTAGACAACGTGGTGTTGTGGGAGGAGCTGGAGTCCAACCACTTCATCCGCATGGTAGAACAGGGAAGACTGGGAAAGAACGTAGGCTGGGGCAACGGGTTCAAGCGGCTCAACAATCATCTGCACGGTACACATCGTGGACGGTACTACCTCATTGGAGCGGATAGCGGTGTCGGTAAGACAACCTATGCCGACTTCTCTTACCTGCTGGAGCAATATGAATATGCGAAGGCGCATGGTAAGAAGTGGTACTGTCGCTATTACTCATTTGAACTGAGTAAGACAGAGAAGATTGCCAGATGGGTCAGCTACTACATTGCCAGGAAGTTCGGCCGTGTGTACCCTTCCAACTACATCCTCGGACGCATCGATGGACACCTGCCCACAGCAGAGGATATGCATTATATCCGGGCAGGCTATGCCTATGTGCACGAGATGATGAAGCACATGACCATCATCGAGGACCCGGTACATCCCACGAAGATCTTCATGGATCTGAAGGAGTTCTACCGGGCCCGTGGTGTCATGGTGGAAGGTAAACCGGCCGCGGGCAAGACCTATGGGGTCATCCTGTCCTACACACCGGGACCTGAACTCGAGAATGCCATGGTGGACGTGTTCGTAGATCACGTTGCATTGACGCATGGAGAGCAGGGTCTCGATACGAAGGGCACGATCGATCTCTTAAGTAAGTATGCTGTTGCCTCACGTAATCTGTTCTCGACGACCTGGGTAATCCTGCAACAGTTCTCCACGGATATGCAGACCTGGCACCGTAGTGCAAAGAAGATCACCGACAAGTTCATAGCGCCACAGCGCCTGGACTTCGGTGACTCCAAGTACACGTACAGGGACGCGGACATCGTGATGGGACTGGTGGCCCCGCATCAGTTTGACCTGGATACGTACTACAAGTACGACGTGGAAAAACTGTGCGGGTTCATGCTGGGAACGCACATCATGAAGAATAGGTATGGGACATCGTCGGTCATGATTCCCATGTTTATGAATCCATTGTGTGGCGTGTTGGAAGAACTTCCGCTTACCAGTGAGTCTTTTCTGTTGGAAGAGTTTTATGAACAGGCCGACGAAATCTTCACATTATGCCAGAACTTCTCACCAAAGGTGTGATGTTACCTACACAGAATCAAAAGGTAACGAGGTTATCGCCGAAGATAACCGTTATTTATGGTGTCCCGAAAGTTGGTAAGACCAAGGTCGCTACTGAACTTCCGGGCGGACTGATCCTGGACACTGAGGATGGTGTTGCCATGTACGACAACTGCATGAGCATCCCCATCAGCAACTACAAGGACCTGTATGATGTCATGGCCGAACTGGATGCAGAGTACACGGCCCGTAAAGCTGCAGGCAGGTCTACAGATGACTGCTACGCCTACAAGTACGGGATCGTGGATACACTGGACAAGCTCGAAGAGTTTGCAGAGGTAGAAGCCACCCGCAAGTACAAAGCGAGTCCGCTCTGCAATCCGGACTTCAAGAAACATGCATCGTCTGTCACAGAACTCCCGCACGGGCTAGGGTACTACTACCTGCGTGAGGAGGTACTGAACATGATCAACAAGCTCAAACTCCGGTTCAAGTACCTGGTCCTTATCGTTCACGTTAAGGAGAAGCTGCTGGACAAGAAGGGAGAGCAGGTGAAAGTGAATGACATCTCCCTCACTGGTAAACTGGGTTCCATGGTCTGCTCAAAGGCAGATGCCATTGGTTACCTGAGCCGTGAAGGAGACAAGATGATGGTAAGTTTCCAGACCTCAGAAGGACATGTCATGGGAGCGCGTCAGGCGCACCTGGCAGGTAAAAGGTTCGAGTTCGACTGGGACAAGATCTTCATCGACTAACGGTACCCCTCACATGTAGGGTACTCGAGTTTTTAATCCGTCCCCTAGTAACCATTTAAACTACAGTTCTATGTTGGACTTTTTGAAATCCGTTAAGGTACAGGCTCCAGAGGTCCCTGTACGTAAGGCTTCTGGTCCCCGTAAGCAGCGCAATCCTGAGAATGCGGATCTGCGTGTATTTGCTGATGGTAGTATTTATCCGTCAGCCAGCCTGGTAGCTCGTTTCGGACTTGAGTATGGCAACAAGCCTACTGAAGACCAAGCTCCCACAGGCTTTGGCTTTGACGTGATTGATTCCAACCAATTCGGCCGCATTCTGGAGACACCACAGCGTTGTATCTGGATCTCCCCTGTTGCCCGCACTGAAAGCAAGATCGACCTGTTCAACATTGTCAAGTACAATGAGGACGGTACTCCTGGCTCCAGTGTACTGGAACAGGGAACCAAGACATTCGGATCCACCGTGCTCATTCCGTTGCTGGAAGAAGCCTATGGTGTGAAGTTCGACGAGAAGGTGAGACACATCGACCTGAAGCTCTATGGAGGAGTTGGTGATGAGCCCTTCAGGCTTCCTGATGGTAAGCGTGTCGCCTTCATTCCCAAGAGCGTACAGCGCGGGGAGAACAAGGGTACTGAGACCGTAATTCGCCGGGAGGACCCAACCTTCTGGTGCCTGTATCCTGCTGAAGTTCAGGAAGAAGCCGGGGCTAACGTGGAGGAATCCGCAGAAGCCGAGGTGGGAGCCACAGCAGAGATGGCAGCTGCAGATTAATTTACACCGGAACTCCCGTGACCCTGTGTTGCGGGAGTTTCTTTTCACATGAGTTAAATCAATCAGTATATGTTACGAGTAGGTATTTTAGAGAACCTGGTGTTCCAGAAGGTCGCATTCAATGACAAGGGTACGTTGTCGCTATCCTTCCGTCCCGTGAAATTGGCTGATGATGCGCAAGCTATCATGGCAGACGATGAGTTCGATGAGGATGGTGGTGCAAGGGAAGAAGCCGCAGGTAGCAACAACCTGCTGATATTCCCGCCCAAGGTACCCACCTTCAAGGACAAGAAGACCGGTGAGAACCTCAGTGATGAGGAGCTGCTCACCTGGGTACAGAATGACATCAGTGTCTTCAGGGATCAGATCTTCGGTTTCCTCGGCTGTTACATGCCGATCAAGGACCTGAAGCTGAAACCCTATGAAGGCACAGGCGTCGGTAAGGACAACTTCAAGACCGAGCTGCTCGACAATGACAGCATCTACAAGGTGTACAGGAACATGGGAGAGAAGTTCATCACGCTGATGGCACCTTTCCTGGACAAGGACGAGTATCCCATTCGTCTCAAGCTGGTACGCCAGAGTGCAGCCAAGCATTATGCTACGCTGCCAACGGGTAAGTACCTGGTGGAGAATCCGTTCGCTGAGCCCATGGAAGTGCCAAAGGACAGGAGTCGCGTGAAGTTCAGTAAGTACGAGAAGGACAAGGGACTGGACAACGGAGATCCTGTAGGACAGGATGCCGCGGACGAGATTCCCGATACTTCCACCGATGCTTCCGACGCAGTGTATGGAACAAGATGATCTGTTTCTCTCGGACAGGGACATACTGGAACGGGTAGACGAATACTCGCTGTATTGTCACTACCTGGGATTCGAACCACAGTTCGGTCTCAAGTATACGTCCCCGTTACGGGAGAAAGGACAGGAAGATGCGGATGACCGCCCCTCATTCGGGATGTACAGAAGTAAGGTGCACCCCATGTGTGAGTATATGTGGAAGGACCAGGGAAGGGGATGGCACGGGGATATCTTTGAGCTTGTGGGACGCCTTTACAGGGTGGACAAACACAAGGCCGGAGCCATCATCCAGAGCGATCTGGGTATTGGTCCCGGCATAGAGACCCCGCCACGCATAGCCACAGCGATCCCAAAGCCCGACATGGATTTCAGGATCCGGATCAAGAGCAGACCTTTCAACGAGAAGGACCTCACCTACTGGAAACAGTTCGGTGTAACACTAGCCCTGCTGATCTACTACCGGGTATTTGCCGTGGCCATGTACTGGACCTACATCACGCAAAGTGAACCAAGGTTCCCTCGTGGGCAGTGCTACGCCTACCTGATCAATAAGCATTACAAGTTGTATGGACCCTTCGAGACACCCGACTTCAAGTTCCGCACGAACTATGATGACGACGATCTCGAGGGGCACCAACAGCTTCTGTTCAACAGTGACCTGCTCATCATCACCAAGGCCTTAAAGGACGTGATGATGTTCCGCTCACTGGGCTATGAAGCTGTCGCATCACGTGGTGAGAACACCATGGTGCCGGAGCACTTCATCGAGTTGTACAAGAGCCGCTACAAGTACATTGTAGTGTTCATGGACAACGATGGGAAGACCAAGGCAGATGAGTACACAAAACAGTATGGGATACCATCGGTCACAGTACCCCTCACTAGTGGAGAGAAGGACCCTACAGATTATCACAAGGTGTATGGGCCGGAAGCTACAGACCACCTTGTACAAACACTACTATATGGGACGTTTGGAGTTAG